ACGGGCGAGGTCCTGGAGTCCATCCCGGACGGCAACGACCACTGGGTTGACGCGACGAGGTACGCGACCATGGCCGAGGCCAGGAGCCGCTACGCATACAGGGGCGCGACAGAGGCGGAAGAATAGCCGCCAGGAGATAGGAGGCATCAATGGCCGGTACGAAGTTCACCATCCCCGACGGGGCGCAGCAGGCGCTCAAGGAGAGGGGCTACACGCCAGACAGCTCGATGGCGGGCTACATCGAGCTGTGGTGGCAGTGGTACACGCGCAACGCCGAGTCCGGCGAGGTGCACGACTTCTACTCGGTGCCCTACAAGGTGTCCCAGCCCGCCAAGGACGGCGGCACGTCGCGCATCCCGAAGTCGCGCCGCCGCCTGTCGCTCGACCCCGCCGCCAGGGCCTGCCAGGAGTGGGCGTCGCTGATGCTCAACGAGGACACGGTGATCTCCGTCGAGGAGCCCAAGGCCAACGACTGGATAACGGAGTGGGCGGACACGAACGACTTCTGGCCGACGGGCCAGCAGCTCGTCGAGAGGGCGTTCGCAACCGGCACGGGCGCCTGGGCGCTCGCCCCAAATATCGCCGTGCGCGACGAGGACACCAAGCTCAGGCTGCGCTCCTACGACGCCCGCATGATCGTGCCGCTCTCGTGGGACGACGAGGGGGTCACCGAGTGCGCGTTCTGCAGCGAGGTGCACGTGGACGGCAAGGCCATGTGCCAGCTGCAGATCCACTCCGTGGGAGAGCTCGGCACCTACACCATCGAGACGCTGCTGTTCGACTCGGAGGGCGACCCCGTCAACCCCGAGGACCACGGCATGATCGGCAAGTGGGACTCGCGGTGCGCCACCCCCACGTTCGGCATCGTGAAGCCCGCGATCGGCAACGCCCTCGTGGATTCCAGCCCCTACGGCATGGCGGTGTTCCACCGCGCCCTGGCGGGAGCCGTGCAGGGCGTGGACATCGCATACGACGCCATGATGCAGGAGGTCAAGCTGACCGAGGCCATGGTGTTCATGGACGAGTCGATGGTGGACGTGCGCAGCTCCGACGGCAAGTTCGTGCCGGTGCCGCTAGGCGAGGACGACCGCAAGTTCGTGACCCTGGCGGGAGACGGCAACTCGAACCTCTACGAGGTCTACAGCCCGCAGATCCGCACCGAGCCCCTGCGCGGGGCGCTGGAAGTCGCGCTGGCCGAGTTCGGTGACCAGACCGGCTTCGGCAAGGACTATTTCGCCCTCGACAAGTCGGGCGGCCTCCGCACCGCGACCGAGGTCTCGTCGGACAACTCCGCGCTGATGCGCAACATCAAGAAGCACGAGAACGAGCTGCGGCGCGCCATCCAGCGCGTGGCGGCAGCCCTCATCACCTGCGCGCGCATCCACTGCGGCGCGGACGTGGAGGAGGACTTCGGCGCCATCTCCGTGCAGTTCGACGACTCGATAATCACCGACACCCAGGCCGAGAAGGCCATGATGCTGGACGAGATCGCCGCGGGCGTCGTTCCCAAGTGGATGTACCTCGAGCACTTCTACGGCATGTCCGAGGACGAGGCCAAGCAGGAGGTCGGCATCACGGTCGATGACGGGGGCTTCTGATGCTGACCCCCGAGCAGATGGACGATGCCGGCGAGCTGACGGCGGCCGTCTACAGGCAGATCGAGGCCGACCTGCTCGAATACCTCGTTGAGAAGCTGATCGACGGCGACCTCTCGGGGCAGAGGGCGCAGACCGCCATCGCGCTCCTGGCGCAGAGCATGCCGCTGCAGCTGCGCAAGGCAATCGACGCCAGGGCGGGAGAGCTCGACGCGGCCGCCAGGGCAGACGTGGAGCGGGCGCTCGCCGCATCCGACGCATGGGACCTCGCCGCCATCTCGACGGGCATCGGCGTGCAGCTCGAAGCCGACGCCCTCACCGCGCAGACGATCTCCGTGGTGGCCAGCGTGCGCGACGTGATAGCGCGCGACAACGTGGAGCTGGGCGCCGCCGCACGTTCGCAGTACATGAAGTGGGCCGATTGGGCGGCGACGCAGGTGGCCACGGGCAACATGACCGCAGACCGCGCGAAGCACATCGCCGTGCGCAAGCTGGCGCGCGAAGGGCTCTCCATCGAGTGGATCCAGTACCGCGACCCCGACACGGGAACCAGGACGGTCAGGGCGAGGGCGGACGTCGCCGTGCAGCGGCACCTGCGCACCCTCATCGCCCAGGGAGCCGCGCAGCTCACCCTCAAGCGTTGCGAGGAGTCCGATTGCGGCTTCGTGGAGGTGTCGAGCCACATCGGGGCGCGCCCATCGCACGCCGAGTGGCACGGCAGGTGCTACCACCTCGGCGGCCCCGTGGAGGTCGATGGCGTGCGCTACGAGGACTTCTACGAGGGAACCGGCTACATGGGCATCAAGGGGCCGTACACCGACCTCGGCGACCAGCTCCTGGGCGTGAACTGCCGCCACTCATTCGCCCCGTGGGTGCCGGGAATGCCGAGGGCCTACGACCCCGACCCCGAGCATCCCAGCGGGCTCGACAACGACGAGGTCTACGAGCTGACGCAGAAGCAGCGCGAGATCGAGCGCGACATCCGCGCGAGGAAGCGCGAGCTGGCGGCGGCGCAGAAGGCCTACGACGAGGACCCCACCACCGAGTCGCAGATAGAGCTCGCCAAGGCGAGGCAGGCGCTCAGGCACCAGCAGGAGCGCATGCGCGACCTGCTGCGGGAGGCCAACGCGAAGTGCAAGCCCGGGACGGAGGTCCTGGTGCGCCAGCCGCAGCGCGAGTGGGCGGGCGACATGCCCAGCGGCAGGCTGTCGTTGCCCAAGCCGTCGAACCGCACCCTGGACGAGTTCATGAAGATGCCGAGCGTGGCGAGGGCGCGAAAGGACGCGGGGCTCTCCGAGGCCGCGCTGCGCCTGCGGATCCGCGACGCCCTGGGCGTCGGCAAGGGGGCGCGGGACGACTTCGAGCTGCTTTCGACCGAGCAGCAGCGCAAGGCGCTGCAATCGGCCCTCGAGGAGTCGTAGCCCATGAAGGAGACCATCCCCTGCCCCGGTTGCTCGCTGTGCGCCATCGGATACGGCACGGGCTTCACGGGCGAGGAGATGCTGCGATGCTCGCGCATGCAGGGCTACGTGACGCGCGACGACGGCTGCACGATGGGCGAACCCGGCGCCCCCGGCACTCTCTGCTTCGACTACGACGTGTACCTCGGCGGCCATGAGGCGGTTAACGGTTTCTCCTGGTAAGAGCGCCAAGCGACACCTACGGGAACCTGTCCTCGCTTGGGATAGCGCAAAAAACCCACCTGATGCGGAGAGAACCGCGCAAAGAAACCCAGGAGAAAGGACAGGCAATGGCAGACGATCCCACGAAGAAAGACCCGGACCAGGCAGGCCAGGGCGCCGACGAAGGCGGCGAGGGGAAGCAGGAGCCCGAGGGCAACGAGGCCAAGGGCGCCAAGGACCCCGAGGGCGAGGGCAAGCAAGACCCCGCCGACCCCGACGAAGGCGTGAAGGACAAGCACGGCCAGCCCGGCATCAACAAGGAGCGCCACGACAAGGAGGTGGCCGCGCTCAACGCGAAGATCGAGGAACTGCAGAAGCAGGTGAACGAGGCAGCCGAGACCAAGGCGGGCCGCGAGAAGCTGCAGCAGGAGCTCGACGCCGTGAAGGCGCAGATGGCCGACTCCGACGTGACCCACTCCCTCGAGATGGCCGGGTGCGTCAACGTCAAGGCCGCGAAGGCGGTGCTCTCGGACTACGAGGGCGACGTTGCGAAGCTCAAGGGCGAGTGCCCTTACCTGTTCCAGCAAGCCAAGCAGACGGGCTCCGTCGGCGGCAAGCCGTCGGGCGCCCCGAGCGGTGAAGACGAGCTGGTCGCCAGGGCTAGGAAAGCCGCTGGAACGACCCGTTACTACCAGCAGAAGTAAAGGAGCAAGAACATGGCATACCAGATCAACGAGTTCCCCGCCGTATTCCTGACCGAGCTCGACCAGGTGCTGCTGCACGGCACCTACGCGGGCCGCTACACGGTCGAGGGCGCTGAGTTCATCAGCAACCGCACGGTCAACGTCCCCGAGATCGAGTTCCCCGAGAACGGCGTCGTGGACTACGACCGCTTCCGTTCCGAGACGGACTTCAAGCTCGTGTACACCCCGTACACGCTGCCGTACGACAAGGAGGCCACGTTCTACGTGGACGCCGTCGACGACCGCGACACCGCAGGCGTT